CAGGCTAAGAACCACGATGAGATTGACTGGTCCAAGAAACCGACTGATCGAAAGGTCAAGGTCCGCGTAAACGGTAAAGAGGTATAATGCCGATTGAGTTCACAAAGCACCCGATCCTCAAGCCGCCATCGGATGAGGAGATAGTACTCCTCGGTGAAGCTGATCCTAAGTTATTGGAGGAGCTTCATAGGGCGCACGAGGGTCGTATACAGGCTGCTGAGGAGGATCCCCTGCGGTACGGCTTTGAGCTATCCGGGTGGGAGCGTATGCGCCAGGCCCTAACGAATTACGACGAGGTAATCACCTTCGGCGGGAATCGCAGTGGCAAAACAACGGGCTGCGCTAAGATGGTAATGGAGGCTGTTACGCAGAACCAGGATGGTCACGTAGTATGCTTCAGCCAGAACGCGGATACATCGGTCAAGGTTCAGCAGGCTGCCATCTGGGAAATGATGCCCAAGGAGTTCAAGAGAAAGACCAAGAGCATTGAGGGCTATATTAACTTCAGTATGCAGAACGGCTTCACGGGGAGTTCCTTTATCTTCCCCGATACTAGAACCCGCGTGGACTTCAAGACCTATACGCAGTTCAGTAATAACCAAACTATCCTTGAGGGTTTTGAGTTCGGCTTCAGGGGAGCAAGTAATTTAAATATAGGAGCCTGGCTGGATGAGTACCTAGGTGATGCTGCGCTTGTAAATACACTGCGGTTCCGACTAGCTACACGGAACTCAAAAATGCTCCTTGGCTTTACCCCGATTGACGGATACACGCCGTTCGTTTCGGAGTACCTCAAGGGGGCGGAGACACTACAAACCAGGAAGGCAGAACTCCTTGACCGGGAAGTACCGGTAGTTCAGTACAGTCCTGAGCGTGACGCCGGAGTTGTTTATCTGCACTCCGATGAGAATCCATTTGGTGGTTATGATCGTATCGCCAAGGACCTCCGCAACGAAAGCGAGGACAAGATAATGGTTCGTGCCTACGGGCTACCGACCAAATCAATGACCTCACTGCTGCCGAATTTCAGCCCCGAGATCAATGTCATATCCGGTGAACCTAACAAATACGGAATCACCTTCCCGGATTGCAAGGTATTAACCTGGTATCAAGTGGTTGACCCCGCCTTTGCCAGGAACTACGTAGCCCTATGGGCTGGCGTTTCGGAGGAGGGTGAGGTATTCATCCGAAGGGAATGGCCCGACAGAGCAACCTACGGTGAGTGGGCATTGTTCGGGGATCCTAAGTGGAGATACGGACCAGCGGCCAAGAAACTTGGCTATGATGTTGAGTCCTATGTTGAACTCTTCAAGGAGATTGAAGAGGAACTGGGAATAGAAGTAATGGAGCGCATCGGTGACTCCCGCTTCTTTGCTAAGGAGAATGAGAACAATGTGGATCTGTTCACCAAGTTTTATGACTTCGGTATGAGCTTTTTACCATCAGACGGGCAGACTGAGCAGATTGGCTGCACAGCACTGGACGAATGGTTTAACTATAACCCTAACTACGAAATTGATGCTGCCAATCGACCACTGTGCTATGTTCACGAGGACTGCGGAAATTTGATTGATAGTATTGTTAACTATAACTCACAAGGAAAAAGCGACGAGGCCCTTAAGGACTTCTTTGATATTCTGAGATACTTGCGAATGTCCAATGGTGGATACGGACCTGATTACTTCGCTTCACACGATATGCAAACAACCACCCAAGGAAAAGGAGGATACTAATGCCCAAGAAGAAACTTACAAAAATAGCAGAAGATATGGAAATCAGCTTCGATGAAGCCTTTCGCATAGCACTCGAAAAACTGCCGGAAGGTAGCCTTACCGGCAAGGGTAAGAACACCTGGGTCACCGAAGAGGGTACAGCCATACTTGAGGACTCCTTTATGATTGAGGAGATTATCCCCAAGCACTACGAGGGCAAGGTGCTACAGGAAGCACCTAATCCAAAATACAACGTAGTATACAGCAAGGAAATTGGAAAGCGGGTCAATATGTTGATCCCTCGTAAATGGCAAGGACGACTGGTAGGAAAGGTCGTTACATTTGAGGGCATTCAGGACAATAAGGGGATAACCTATCGGTATGTCGGAAAATAAGGACATAACCCTGGATCGAAAGTGGTGCAGGGAACAAACAGATAGATTGGCAAGCTGGGAGATTCTGAGGCGGTACGTCCTGCATCAGACCGGAGTACCAATGACTAATGAAGAGCTATGTGATACAATAGGCGTATCATCGGCCTACACCATCCGTTTGTTAAAATCAATACAACAAAGAATAAATCCAAAAGATGCAGAATGATTCAATTTCTGAGTCCCTAACTTACTTACAGGACGAACCCGACATCAAGACCCTGCGCTATGCTTATGAGCAAACGGTCAACGAATTAGAGCCATACTTTGATCTATGTCGTACCAGCTACGACGATCGTCGGAACTGGTGGCCTGGCAAGAGCCGCGATCACCGTAAGCACGGGGCTGATGCCTTTCCCTGGGAGGGAGCATCGGATGTGGAGTGCCATCTCATTGATGAGCGAGTTACGCGACTCGTCTCCCTGTTTATGGCTTCACTCAACAGAGCGAATGTCCGAGCATTCCCGGTGGAAAGCGGAGACATTGCGAGAAGCCGTCTCGTGTCAGGATTCCTGAAGTGGATGGTATCAAGCGGATACATCCCTCGGTTCTACCGCGAGATGGAACTTGGGGCCAACTATTTGCTTGAGCGCGGAATCCTTATGACGTATGTCGGATGGCAGCGCGAGGATCGCAGATTTTTACAGCAACTTGATTTGCAACAAATACTGGACATTAGCCCAGAAATATACCAGGCAATCGAATCAGGAGAAAGTGACGAAGAGCTTATCCTGATGATGATGAACGCATTTGACGGTGTAACCGAGAAGCGCGCAAAGAAGGCACTTAAGGAACTCCGAAAGAATGGTACTGCCGAACTCCCAGTTGTGCGCCGTCAGGTAAATGCACCGGACGTTAAGACACTGGCCCCTGACGGGGATTTCTTCTTCCCTCCTTACGTAACTGATCCGCAACGTGCGCCCTATTGTTTTTGGCGGACTTACTTCACGCCGCAGGAACTGGAAAGTAAGGTAGTTACGGAGGACTGGGACGAAGGATTTGTTGAACACGTTATCAGTAAATACCGGGGCGTTAACATTGACAGCATTGACCGTGAACAGGAAGGTCGTCGAAGCACAAGCCTTACTGATATTTCCTATGAGGCCGAAGAGCTAATTGAAATTTGCTACGGTTACCAGCGACTAGTGGACCCAGAAGATGGGGCTGAAGGTATTTACTGCACGGTATTTCATCGTGAGTTCAGTGGCGATGATATGACTCAGGGCTACGCCAAGTTCGAGCTTCTTAACGGATACGAGGATTATCCTGTAGTTGTTACTAAACTATCCGAGGATAGTAAGCGTCTATACGATACTCTTACAATTCCCTCGATCCTTCGCGGTATTCAGAACAGCGTTAAGGTTGAACGCGATTCCCGCATTGACCGAAACAGCCTGGCTACACTCCCGCCTGTACTGCACCCGGTTGGTCAAGCCCCAACTGACTGGGGTCCAGGCCGGTTTATTCCCTACCGGCGCAAGGGGGACCTGGACTTTGCGCCAACCCCGCCAGCACCAAGTGGATCAATCGAAATTGAGAATACGCTTACTAACCTAGCCGACAAGCTGGTGGGACTCGATGAAGGTACAGCCATTAGCCAGGTACGCAAACAGTTCCTGGTGGATAAATTCCTTAGTCACTCAGCCGAGGTTCTGCGTATGGCGTTCAGATGCTTCCAGCGATTTGGACCCGATGAAGTATTCTTCCGGGTAACAGGTATTCCAGATCCCCAAGTTTTCAACAAGGGCAACCCGGACGAGAACTTTGACATCCTGATTAACTTCGATGTCCTGAATACGGATCCTGACACAGTCCAGGCTAAGTTACAGCAGTTCGTTGCATTGAACCAACTGAATGCAAATGGTCGACTAAATGTAGATAGTCTACTTGATGTAGCTGCCGCAAGCATTGACCCAGTTATGGCGGACGCGGTTCTTCAGCCAGTTGAGTCAGCGCAACAGCAGGTAGTCAAAGATGTTACTGATGACCTAACAAAGATATTCTCCGGCATTGAAATGCCTGCACGTCCAGCGGGCGCACAGATTGCAATGCAGGTAATTCAGCAATACGCCCAGCAGCCAGACGTAGCGGAGCGACTTCAGGGTGACGAAGCCTTCCAGGCCCGACTCCAAAAGTACGCGGGTCAGTACACGTTCCAGATGCAACAAGCACAGAATGCTCAGATTGGTCGCGTAGGTACAGCACCCGCACAGATGGGTGAAATTCAAACTCAAGGAATGCAGTGAGTATAGAGAATGACCTAAATGCTTTACATAACCACGAACACTTTGCTCGGTTCGTTGGGGTTATCCATACCCTCCGGGAGGAGGCAATAGCTGAGTTACACGAATCCAGCACTGACACAATCCAACAGGTATCCGGTCGTATTATTACATATGACCAAATACTACAGTTCGCTGGTTGGGATAAACTGAGATCCCGTTTCTCTGAGAGTTTGTAAACTGCTATGTTATAATCCGCTCATCGCCATCGCTCGGCGTTAATGAGTGGAAACAATATGACAGACGAAATCTTAACTGCTAACGCTGAAGCAGACACAAATTCAGTGGACAATACTAATATATCCGTCGCGGACTTTGCAATGCGGAGACTTGGACAGATGCAACCAGAGGGGGCTACTCCAGAGGAAGCAAATGAACAGGAACCCGAGGAGCAGGTAACTGAGGAAGAAACCGAGGAGCAGGTAGAAGAATTACCTGAACCCGAGGAGATAGCCGAGGAAGCTGAGTCCACCGATGTTCTTTCACAGTTGGATCTGGATAACATATCCGAAGATGAATTACGGGAACTAGCTGATAAACTCGGTAGCCGTGCCGTTGCTCGCTATGGCGAGTTAACTGCTAAGCGAAAAGCCGCAGAAGAAAGGCTAGCTCAGTTGGAGGCTCAACTTAAAGAGAAACCAAACCCGCTTGAATCAAACAAAAAAGTTGAAAACAACCCCTTCAGTGACCTCGACACTATCGATAAGTTACAGGAAAAGGCGGAGGAAGTAAGCAACATTGTTGAGTGGGCTGAGGATATTCTTTTTGAAAGTGATGCTTATGCTGCTGATGACGTAGTTACCGAGGTAGATGGGAAGGAACTCACAAAGGCTGATGTGCGCAAAGCCCTATTACAGGCGCGAAAGGCACAGAAGACCTTCTTGCCGGACCAGTTAAACACCCTTCAGACCCAAGCTCAAGCGGAGCAGTTATCTGCTGCATTTGAGGCAAAGGCCCGGGAGGAACTTGACTGGATGGCTGGTGAGGACAACGATACCCGCAAGCAATACGAGGCAATCGTAGGAGATGACCGCTTTAAGGATCTCAAGAAGATTATTAAAAAGGAAGCTCCTGACATTGCGTCCCAGCTTGACTACTGGTTTGCTCACGCAACTAACAGTATCTATGGTCGGAAACCGGTAACGGAGACTAAGTCATCGCCAAAGTTAAACCCACCTAAAACTGGATTTCCATCATCGGCCAAGTCAGAGAAAACTGTAAGTAGAACAGTTAAAGCCATTAAGCAATTAGAGGCTCGGTTTAAACAGACGGGTAATCCTAAAGATTTCGCCGAATTACGTAAACTTAAAATGACCGCTGGTCGATAACTAACTATTCATTCATTCATTAACTATTAACTAATACTTATTATGGCATTCTCAAATACATATAATTCGACCCCTCCGGGTCCTGGCTCTGGTGTTTCTAATCGTGAGGACTTGACTGACGTCTTGACTATCCTTGCTCCTGAAGAAACTCCAATCCTTTCTTCTGCTAACAAGCAAAAAGCTAACGCTACATTC